GACAGGGAGATGCACTGCCAAGTGCATCCCCCGGGGACCAATATAGAGTCCCAGAGATCAGAACCTAGATCTCCCTGGCTGAATTAACAGCCAAGCTCGAATATCGAGCTAGTCCAGGGTGACACCTAGAAAGGTGACACCCACCTCGCCTTGATGCGAACGGTACGAGGACGTCCAGCACGTTCCAAATGCCTTCCATCAAAGCGCGGGCTAGACCCACGCTTAAGGAAGAACTTGAGCAAGGCGCCTGGCCCATCGAGAGAATCTCGAGGGGAATTAGACGACACAACATAAGCCTTAACCAAAGGCGAATGTAAGTGCTCGTGTTCCTTCTCAGAAACATACCCAAGAAAGGAATGACGACCCAGCGCTGAGGAACTAGGATCAACCTGAGGGAAGAAATTGAGAATCTTCCTACATTTATGATCTAACCATTTCACCGTCTCCCAGCAGCCAGAGTAATACATCTGGTTGCGAAGTGAAACGAGGGAAATGGTCTCAGCAACCTGCTGACGGTGTGAGGGAATATACTGCCTGACCTTGACTATAGATACGTCATGGCCGGCATAATAATCCTTACCACAAGACTCTCTGAACCTTCCGGTCCAGAAGGACTTATGGCGACCTACTCTAGCACCGAAGTATTCGAGTAGATCCACAACCGAATGCACATAATCTACGGGGACGACAATGTCATCACCGTAGACACGCACCCGTCCGAGAAATGGGACAAAATCCCGTCTCTCGGTAAACCGGCATCCTTGCTCATTCTCGATCGCAAGAAAGATTATGGTTAGGAAAACCATAGCCTCAATTGGGAAACAGAGAGCAGAACCCATAGACGCGAACTTGGACAAGGGTATAACCCCATGCCCAGGTACAGAAGCCCGTTCGGAGCGACATGCAAAGATAGCATCTCGTGAGAGATGATTCTGAGCAAGAAGCTCATGAACGAGCTTAGAAGACACTCTATCAGATGCCTCGCTAAGATCTAGCGTGGCAAGGGTTCCATCACTAGAACCTTTCTGAGCCAAGAGCTGGTTAGGCTCCTGAGACTCTGATCCGATAAAACCAGAGCATAAATCACTCTGGGTATGTCTCGTAATCGACTCCAACAAGCCCTGCTGTACGTATTGTACAGAGGAGGGCTCGATGGCGATGATACGGGGCGTCTTCTGCGTCTTAGGAACTGAGATAACCCGAGAGGGCATCTCAGAACCAGGTTCTAGGAAGTCGACATCGTCATAGCAATCGGCTATATGTCGAGCGCTAGGATAGAGGAAATCTCCAACATGGAAGACTTTCTCCAGACGATTGGTCCAGTAACGCGTGAGATACTTACCATTACTGGTAAGACGCTCAGCAGTCGCACCTGGACCGTGCTTGGGAACAATATCACCTCTGTAGATATCTCTATCTACATTAGTGAAAATGCGACCAAACAACAGTCGACCCATACGACCAAATTCAGAAAGATAAGAATTTGGCAGAATGGAATCGGCATAGTCGACCTCCTTATCACATTGGATATATTCGGACATAGCCTTACGCTCCCTTGCGGGAGTGCAGGGTAGAAGTATCTTGCTAAAGATCAGAGTCAACTGTCTAATAGCATAGATAGCTTCAATGTCTGGATCCTCCAAAAGGATGCCAGTACCAGGATCAAAAACAAGCTCCGTGAAACCTCTCAGAAATGAGGGGAGACACGAACCAACCTTCTTAAACGGAAGGAAGGTTTCGGGAGAAACCAACCCTTGGTCAAGACAATGCTGAAAGTCTTTTCCAAAGGTTGGAAGGGTAATCGTCAGAAACGACATACCCTCGTTTTCGATCCGACCTAGGACAGTATTAATGTCCTTGGTGGTGCTAGTGCCGCATCTGCTGGCCATTTCATTGGCCAACACACTCCAGAGTGACGTCAGGCTTTTCATAGGCCCTCCTTATAGAGGTGTCTATCCTTAGCCTGTCGCACTGAAGGGACGTCCTACTAAAGAATACTCGTTAGTAGGACGAGGCCTAGAGTAAGTCCGCCCAGTATGCAAATAGCAATGATAACCATCAGAGCTATAAATTGCGTATTGGACGATGCGTGGTTATAATCATAATCACCTCGCAAGTGCTACCTCCTAATTCAATAGGATTTACAATTCGTTACGTAAAAGTACAGGTATCTGAGCCTTATGCTAAGACTCTGAGCCGAGTACCTTTTCCGTGAGGCTATAAGTAGAAGCCGAGAGAAGGCCAACAAGGCCTTCAACCAGTTTCTTAGCTTCAGCCACCGTGAAACCAGCAACAGGTCGATCGATGACCATATAAACGGACATCGAAACGGTTTGTTTTTTGGTTTCTTCGAACGGATTGGTAGCCAACTTACTCACGTCGATTCGCACCAGATGGCGCTTTCTGTTACTATTGGATTCCGAAGTGGAAACCGTTAGTACATTGAGGCCATCAGAAGTCTCATAGATCGATTTGAAGTCGCCACTAGAAACACGTGGCGCCGTCACTTCGCTCCCTGCGACTTCTTTGAATTTCTGCGGATCGGTCAGTGCCATAGGCACACTCCTTTTCGGTTGTAGCGCAAACGCTACGTTGATGTTAGCAGTGAATCTGCTACAGCAGCTTAGTAATACCAAGCGCTGCAGTAATAGCGAGCTGGGTAGGTGACAAACCCTCCCAACCAACGCTAAACCCGAAGGGGCTTGCGGGTACCCTACGCTTAGTGACACATTCAATGCCACTAGAGCAGGGGGACGAAGTAGTGCGTAGACCTTCAATGGATTTCGTTTTAGGATTTCCAGAGAAGAGCTGCGCAGAACCTACCTCTGCGGTTACAGTTTCGATGGTTTCTTCCATCATGTAACCGTACCGCAAGACAAGACCGGCTAGTCCAAAGTTGGTGACATTATTTATAACCTCACCAGCATTTGAGAACCAGTCGACGGCCCAACTCCAAGGCGTCAACTCCCAGAGTAAATCGGGAGTAAGCGTAAGTCCGAAAAGCTGGTCGGCATCGCTGCCGAAACCAATGCTCCTTCGCCAGCTGTCAGTTGACGAAGGAAGAGCATAGGTATAACAGCCCTCGAACCAACGCTTTCTTTCTCTAACCAGAGAAATAGTACGCTTTGGTGCAGGCGTAAAGTCCCACATGGCATCCGGAATGCCTGAAATATTAGGCAGTTCGGTACCAACGGTACTTATCGCCCGCGTAATGTCTGATGGATAATCAAACCTCCGATGAGTATCTTTGCCTTCTCCACTATGATATTGTTTCATGATATCACGGTGGAAACGGGCAGCCTTGCTTACCTCATGAACTTCTTTGGCAAGCGGGGCCCAACCAAAAACATAGTTGAGATACTCACTGCCAGCTGCCTTAGCGGCTTCAGTTCGGCGCTTCCATGCTTGAATGCCAGGAAGGGATGGAACTCCCTCTCTGAACGTTTCAGCAAGAGTAGTGCCGAGATTGGAGGCAGGGTTAACAGGGTTATCGTATGAAATAGCATTGGTACCGTCAACTGCCATCTGGGATTCATTTTTATTCCCAAACTGCAGTTCCGGGTTTTGAAACCCAATGTTACTCATCTCGATACCGGTCGGGAAACGACAAATAACAGGGCCACTGAAGAAAACATCAGAGCCCTGCCAAAAGGCGTCCTTGACAGATCCTAATTTAACAAAATAGGAACTGCGGCTAGTGTAAAACTTGCCGCCGGAACGATAGGCACCAGTTTTATGGTCCCTAGGGTTACTCTCGGAGACAGTCATCTGTCTCCCCGTCCCCAGGACAGTATCACGAAATTGAGTGATATTGTTCCCATATTTATCTAAGGAATATGCGTAGCTCGTGGGTGCTTTACAAAGCACATCACGAACCCGTATACCTGCGGACGACATCAGACAAGTTCCCTTCTTGGAGAGTAGGATTACTCCTACTAGTGGATGATGCACTGCAGGCCCCCTAGCTCAGG